ATAGTCTTTTCCAAACGACGACGCATCAAGAGCTTGAAGCCTTCGGGAGCATCGGTTTGAACCCACCATGCGGTGGAGGAAGTCAAACGAGACAGAACAGCGGCACCTTCGTCCAGCAAGCCGATAGACTTGATGGGGTTGATGTCGTTGTTTGCGTTACCTGTACGCAAAACAGATTTCAACAACACTTCAGCTTGGAAGATATTGCCAGGAGCCACGATCAATTGACGTGGAACCAAACGAATACGCTTGCCGTTGTTGTCTACTGCTTGGCGAATTTGGATCAACATTTGTTCCAAAGACGTTTGCGACAGCACAGCTGCTGTAGACAATTGGTTGCTGAAAGTACCGTTAACGATGGGGTGTGCAGTGTTAATCAAAGACACGCCGTCACCGCCTGGGTAAGAGCTATTGAAGGCTGTGTTCAGCACGTTGGCAGACAACAGTTCCTTGGTTTCCACCAAAGATTGTGCCAAGTGACGTGCATAAACTTGACCCAAACGGATGTGGTCACCGTCTTCAACCAGAACCTTGGTCAAAGCGAAGGCCAAGCCATACACTTTGTAGAGGTAACGTTGCAAGAACAGGACACCACCTTGTTGGTAGGTCACTGGAGTACCGTCGGGCAACTGAGGAGCTGCGCCGAAACCGTACAGAACGGGTTCTTCGTGATAGTTACGGGGAATACCGTCTTCTTCACGGAACACACGGCTCCATTCATCGGCACGTTGGTCATAAACACCGTCGAAACATTCATTCAGAATAGGTTCAACAATCGAACGAAAGTCCGTACTACGCATTGGTGCGGCCATGATTTAGCTCCTTAATTAGCTAATAGCGTTCACAGTACCGAAGAACTGAGAAGCAGAGTTAACAACACGAACAACGGTGTAGGAATCGCCCCACGCATTGTCCACTCCTTGGCCGAGATCAACGACTCGCATTTGACCAGGGTTACCGTTATTGACAGCAGTTGAAGCACCCAAGGTAGCTTGCGACAGGCCAGTAGTGGTAGAGCCAGAAGTCACATTGGTAAACAAGTATTCGTTACCAATAGTAGTCTGAGCCATAGAACCGTCAGCTTGAATTTCATAAACGATGTTTTGATCGTTGTAGAAGTAAGCCACGCAGGAACCAGTTGTGTAAGAGGTATTGGCAGGCCAATAATTGCTCACACGACGGCGACCAGTTGTATCAGTCCACTCAACACCAGCAAAAGCGCCAGACCATGTGGCCTGAGTGCTGTTAGCGATGATGGGAACAATGACACCTGCCGAAGCAGAATAAGCAACAGGCTGACCCTTGAGGATGTTGTTGGTGTAGCCTGAAGTAATACCGTTAGCCAACGCCTGAGCGCGATCCAAACCAAAAGGGTGGAACGCAGGGCGCAGACCAAACGGAGCAGAGGTAGAACTCATAATAAACTCCTTGAAAGATTAACCCGAAAAGACGGGTACACGGTTTGGTTGCTTGTCAATAGAGCCAATTCCATCGCCTTCAATCTCCATCAAGCGACGACCATTACTGTCCCGTTGTCCTTGGAGGTTTTCCATTTGAACCATAACCTTTTCTGCTTCTTCACGAGGTTTATCGTGGTGCATATGGGTCATGACTTCTTGGTAAATCTCCATAGGGATTTTGAACAGCAACATCTCGTTGCATGAAATATACCCAACATGTTCTCCCGACTTAACGTGAAAATCTTTATAGTCTGGTAACTCATCCGCTTTCACGGGAACGTATCCAAGCCTAATCCGTTTATCAATTGAGTCGTAGCTATTGGTAGTTGAAAGCCAGCATGGGTGCCACCCATCCATATTGGGCAACTTTGGCAATGCTGATTGCGTCCACTCCTCGCTCCACATTTTTTTACGTTCCTGCGTAGAAATGAACTTATCTTCTGGCGCCGAATGACTCGCTTCCCCGTTCGAGCGGTCTTGACGGCCATTAGCACCTAAAGATTTTTTGAGACGTGATTCCATAATATTTTCCCCTTAGATTAGTTGCGGTTGGCACGGTCATATGCCATAAATTGTTTAACCATTTTGGCTTTACGTTCAGGATTATCCCAAGCGCCAGCTTCCTTCATAGCTCTCACCCTTTCAGGTGAAAGTACGAACTGGGAGCGATTAGATCCCCCATAGGCTGCTGATGCTTCTCTTCCTGCGCTTCCCACAACATTCCTTGGTCGTCTGACATTACGGGTTTCAGTGTCATTACGATCATTGTAACGGTGAGGCAATTCTTTTTGCAAACGGCTGTCAAGTTCGTCCCAATAATCAGGATCCTTGGGGTTCCAACCTTGTGCCATCATAAGTTCATCCACTTTCTTAGCTACCTTGCTGTCAGGGTCGCGCAAGTCTGAGTCATACCAGCTATTACGACGTACCCACTCATTCGCACGACGTGCAATAGCAGGGTCAGCAGCTTGATTTTGCTGTGGACGTTGTAACTCACGATCAGCTTCAGTTCGCATTTGCTTCAATTGTCGAACTTCATCCGACGCATTTTGCAAAAGTAACTGAGCCTCAACCATTGCATTGCCATCCTGGTTTTGGGTGGCCTCCGCAATCTTCATCTTGGCGTATTCAAAGCGGGTTTGTGCATCCTCAAGGTTTTTATCAATGCGAACGACATGTTCTGCCTTGGTATTACGCTCTAATTGGCTCAAGCGACGCTTAAATTCCTCGTTTTCACGAGCCAATTGCTGTAGTCGGACGTCTTTTTCCTGATTTGTCTTGCGAACCAGGTCTTTTTTAGCCCGACGACGGTTACGTTTGGCTGCACGCAGCTCATCATCGTCATCTGGATGATCAGCATCAGCATCAGCCGCCTCTTTAGCCCTGTCAAACCCGTTTTGTTCTTCAACAACATCAGGTTCTAGGTCTTTTTCAGGCACTTCTACAGTTGCAGAGCCGTCATTTTGCTCTTCAACTTCAATGTTCTCTTTGGGATCAGACATATTTCTTCCTTAAACGTAAGCTTTGAATGACAGCGGGTCATCTGTAACCGCTGCAATCAGTTCGTGGTCGTTGATAGTCATGAAAAGCACTGGCTCTTCACCGTCTTCGCCAGGAACTAAACGCTCCCAACGGTCACCGCCCCAGCGTGGGACGCGAACAAAGTCACCAACTTCAGCCCATGAGCCTTCAGCCCAGGGTTGCATAGTGTCTCGGTTCTTAAACGCAAGTGGGCCAATAGCCACGACCTTACCGATCATGTTGTTCCACTTCTCGTTTTCTTTGGTTTCATCAACAATGATGATCATCCCAGCCTTCTTCTTGATGCGTCGAAGTTGAATGATCACTCTACCGCCGAACGGGCGCTGCCCTGGCTTTACTTCAGGAAAAGCCCAAGCCATTTCTTCAGCATTGGGCGTCCCTTCCACTCCCTCAATCGTAGGGATAGGATTCATTTCAGTCATATTTTTTCCTTCACACCATATCTCAGGTGCATAAACGCGCTTTTCAGCGCATGGGTTAGTCGTACTCTTTCTCTTCCTCAAGCATGTTGTCAATGGTATCCAGGACGTATTGCACACCCGCATACTCACCAACCATGCGTTGATACGCTTCAAAACTTTGCGGTATCCCGTGTGACAGGGAAACCTGGAGCTCTGCTTGACGTATCTTGATCCTATGGATCAATGCCTCAATCATTTCTTCTTACTAGCGTGTGATAGACCGCCAGACTTTTTGCCTTCAGAGGAAGTTTTGCTTCCACCCTTGGGCTCCATTGCTGTGCCATCAAGCTTCTCGCCTTGAGCGATGCGCTTGTGTTGAGGCACGTCAACAGTCCGTTGTTCGTAATCAGATGTTGCCATTTTGTGCTCCTGGTTGCGTTTCGGGTGCGGCTTGCGCCGCAGGTGTCACAGGCTGGGCCTGCGATTGAGCTTGAACAGTTTGTCGGACTGTTTCATGCGTCAATTTGGCATTCTCGATAGCCACTTTGGTTTGGTTCTCGAGTTGTACTTTGTGTGCGTCAGCCGCCAACTTGGCCTGTGCAATTTGTGCATCAGCCTGGTCTTTGGCCGTCTTACGTTGTGTCTCGGCCATGCTCGTGTCTTTGACGACTTGTGCATCTGGTGGCAACTGAGGCGGTGCGCTGCTACGTTGCTGCGAGATCTTAATCAGCTGCTGGAACGCAGGCATGAACTGGCTAAACACCTGCTGAGTATCCAGCATCACATGGGCGCCAATCGTCGTGTAAATCTTATCGATTGTCGGTGTGTAATTCGGATCTTCGTAGTCGTCCACAGGCTTGCCAGTAGCGTCCTCAACGTATCCATTGGAGCGGTTGATGTACCACAGCGTCATGTGCTGCTTGATGTGCTCAATTAAATTGTTCAGGTAGCTCGGATCAGCAAATGGCGACTGACCAAAGAATGGGTTCATGCCAAACTGCAAGTGATCTTGAATGTGGGCAATGTGGTCTTGCTGCACATACGCATAAGCCGTCTGACCCAACAACAACGCAGCGTTTTCATCCGCAGACGTCCGTTGCTCGGGGGCAGGGACATCCACCATGATCTGCTCAATGTTGGGGATCTTCATTTGTTTGAGCAAACGAGCAATCACGGCACTCAACTTGAATTGGTCTGGGTGCTTTTCAGCCAGCGCCAGCACAGCCTGGCTTTGGGCCATACGCTGTGTCTCAGAAAAGATGTTGGGATCTGATACAGGTTGAACGTCTGTGTTCCGTGCAAAGTCCTCGCGGGTGATCTCTAGATCAGAGACGTCTTCACCCTTTTGCATATCGTCAAAGTGCCAACGGTTTAATCGGCAAAGGATCTTCAGAACCTTAGACTGCGACGAATGCAGACGTGCGTGGATAGACGAATAAACGTGTGAACCTTGCTCAATCAGCGCCTGGGTTGTACCCACAGGCATCTGCGATGTGGCGTCCTCAATCTTCTCTTCTGCCGTGGTCACCACGGAGCTCGTAGCTTTATCCAAGAAGCCCAACAACTCCATCAGCACAGGGCTGGGTGGGTTGAACGGCATCGGCATGGCGATCTGACGGATGTCTTGAACACCAGGTGCGCCTTCAATCTCAACTACTTGCGTGACATCAATCTGCTGAGACTGACCACTAATCTTTGCGCCCTTGAGCTTAAGCATAGTGGCAGCATTGTTGATATGAGCAGAATCCAACAACGCACGAAGAGAACCAGTAAGAGCAGCACTAAGACCGCCGATAAGGTGTGGTAATCCAATTGCATATGCACCTCGCCAAGGGATGAACTTGAACTCAACAACCCAGTCCAGCTTGGTCATTGTCTCGTCCGACTCTTCCCAGTTGCGGTAAATGCCAAGCACCTCATTGTCCAACTCATCAATCATCAAGATGTACGGAGCATTTCTGCCGTGCGTCTTGTTGTCGTCTTCCAGCTCCAGCCAGGTATAGATGTGATACACCTTACGCAGGCCATCCTTGTTGTCTTCAAAGACCTTGCCTTCAACCTTGTTGTTGGCTTTGGCGACCTTGCCTTCTTCAATTGTCTCAGTAGCCTGGACGTAATTGATGTCACGGTACATGCCAGAGGCAATGCGGCGATCCATCTCATACTGAGTGATTTCATGCACCTCGGCTGCACGTTGGGCCGTGTAGAAGTTGGTGGCCGCAAAGGGCAGGATCACACGGTCAATCGGTAAGAACTCCACGCAGGGACGCTTGCGCTCTTCGTCGTACCACAGCTTCATGTACTGTGAACCACCCAAAGGCAATTGGGTCAGCAGCTGCTCAAGCTCGTCACGGAACTCACCCATTTGCTCGGTAATCTGCCAATTTAGGAAGTTAACCTTGCGGTCAGCGATGGCCGCTTTCAGGTCGTCTTGCTTGCCTATGATCTTTGACTTAACAGGGCCATCAGGTGGGAATAGTTCTTTAATGGCTCGTGCCGCAAAGTCCACGCACCCTTCAGCCATAGCGGGATGCACAACCTTAGATGCTCCCATAAAGGTTGCACCTCCAGGGGCATCATTACCCATACCAGTTCGCTTAATACCCTCTTCATACTGCTTATCCCGTAACTCACGCGCTTCCTTATCTGATTCAAGTAAATCACGATATCGAAACACCAAGTCACTCAGTACGCTCGGGCTGATCGAGTCAGCTAGGTTGTCATAGAAGTCTGGGTTGAACTCTGGGCCATCATCAATTTGGATAACAGCCGAGCCGTCTGGCAGCTCGTCCGTGTCAATCTCTGGCATGTCCACGACAGCCGAGCCGTCTTCTTGTTCGTCAATGTTGATATCGTCAGCCATATTTATTCCTTAGTTGCTCGGCGTTTAGCTAGGTGATGCTGTGCCATTCCGTTTTGCTCTGGGAATGCATTGAAGTCATCATCGTAATCCAACGCAAAACCATCTACAGATCCACCGCCAGCCTTACGAACAATCTTGATAGGCTGTTCCTGTGCAAACTCTTTGCCCCTTGCAAACTCTTGAGACAGTGGTGAGTCGATCTCATACTCGCCATTGTTTTTCTTTGCGTATTCTAAGTGCGTTGGGTTCACGTCATGCGTAAATGATGTGTGGTGCAGCAAATTAGATGTGGACTCAGTTGGCGTTGTCATCAAGATCAAGCCAGCACGTTTACCATTCTTGGTCTTGAACTGCTTGTTGCGGGGGATTGTCTTGTCCAGCTCTTTGTTGTCTAGGAAGCGCGAGTCAGTAGGGATCAAGTGTTCTTTTTCCTCAACTTCACCAGTCTTTCTGTTTTTCTTACGCACGGGCACGTTGACTAGGCGTGGGTGAAGGATGTGTTGTTTTTGGTAGTCGTAGCGATTGCCGTTTACCACTAGGTGGCCGAAGTGTGACTTGTCTGGCGTTGTGGGATTGCCTTTGCCATCGAAGTGGCCTTCATCGCCCTCATCACGTTCCATCGCAGTCAGGTCATCCACAGACCGTGGTGCTGACCAATACTTGGCGTGGGTAATGGTGCCCTGCATGGCCTTGTCCATCGGTGATCCACGCTTGACGTTCGTAACCATGTACGAGTTCTTAGGCGGGGTTTTGTTGCCCTGCTCGTTTTTGAAGTCGCCCTGGTTGTCAACGGCCAGCACAGTATTCCGTACACGCGCCTTGTCGCGGCCGATGTTCTCGGAGATCTCTTTGCCGTGTTTGGTCTTAGGGCCGACGTTCGAGTGGGTCACATGGTAGCCATTCTCAGGGTCATGCAGCTCATTGGTCTTGCCGTAGCTATTTGCAATGATCGGTGGCTTGTCTTCTGCCTTACGTTGGGCATTGAGGCCATTGAGCACATGCCGTGACGATGTGTCAGTCTCATCCACCACGTTGGGACGGAACAACAAGCGTTGGTTGTTCTTGTCTGAGTTTTTGGCAGCAGAGCGGAGTGAGCCAGTGTGAGCCAGGATCCAGTCACGGGTCATCGCAGGGTCGTGCTTGGCCTGTGCATGGGACGCACGACGCACAGCTGCACTCACATATTGCGATTCAGCGTTGGGGGCAAAGCATGTGCCCTTGCTGGTGTCCACAATGCCGTTCTCATCCACACCACCACCGCAGCCTTCTGTCTGGCCTGGGCAAGTATTAAGGACGTGGAACTTCTGGTTGTCACCGTGGCCCGATGTGTACAGTGCGTGGCCTGCGACGCCTTTGGCTGCGTAACCCACATGGGTGCGGCCTTGGTCGTCAGTCTCGTGGCGCACGGTGTCAAGCTTCTCGCTCTCATCCAGAGTGTTAGCGTTCTTGCCAATGTGCTTGGCTGCGCGAAGTCGATTCAGTGCTTCGTTCTCAGCGGCCAACTGCTCCTTGAGTGGCTTTTGGAAATGATCGGCCAGCGTCTGTTTGTGGATGCGGCCAATCTGACCAATGGTCAACGGATCACGGTTCTCGGGGCCATATACCTCAGCACGAGCCTCATTGATCTCTCTCATGCCTGGGTTTTTGAATGACTTGCCTTTGTTCTTACCCTTGGAGTAAACGCCTTCGTTGCCTTCCCACATGTGTTTAGGAACCACGATGCCTTTGACGCCGTTGGGGCCACGGGCTTGAATGGTGACACGCTTTGATGCCACGGGTTCTTCGCCCTCTTCACCGCCAGGCAAGTCTTCGCTTCCACCACCAGCAAAGTGGTGAGCCTTACTCAGTTCCATCTTCATCTGGGCTGTACTCAGTCTGCCGCCCTTTGCCATGTGTGGAGCACCTGGGGGCTGCATGGCGCCCAATGCACGGCCCTGCTCAGTCATCGACAGCATGTTGCCCATCGGTTGACTTGGGCCTGTTGGTGCTTGGCTTGGCAGAGCTGATTGACCACCAGGCTGACCAAGCATACCTTGCTGGGGCTGCTGGGGCTGTTGACCTGGCTGCTGGGGCATGAACTGCTGACCAGGCTGCTGGGGATTTGTGTCCACACCGCCAACGGGTAATGCACCGCTCGGGGTCTTGACGCCACCCACATCGGGGAAGCCTTTGGACTGCGGGTTGGGGTTGACAAAGATCTTGGGGTCTAAGTCCATCGCTTGATCGACGCCGATGTTGTCCATCACGGCTGGGTTGCTGTGACGGTTGACTTCAAGACGCATCTGCGCCAGTGAGGGTGTGTTCATTGAACCTCCGATTGCTTTATTGGGTATTTGCCTGTTGGCTCTCCACTGGTCAATAGTGGGTTGCCTGGTCGGATGGATATTCTCCATCTCTGCTTTGTACTCAGCCTCTTCTTGCGCTCGTTTCTCAAAGTGCTGGCGCTGTTGCTTCATCATCTGCAAAGCCCGTTGCTTGGGGCTCAATGGGTCTTCCATGCTGCCTCCTTCGGCCTTGTGTAGATATCCATGCTTACTTGCATGTTCAATTGACTCTTTGTCCATCGACATAGGTATGCTTTCTAAACCTTGGTCACGCAAGTAAGCATACCGATGGCGACCATCACCAAATACCACCGAGCCGTTTTTGTTCACTGCGACGTTACTTGCTCTCATCGACGGAGCTTCTTTGACGAAGTCACCGAAACGCTTGTATCGGCCTTCAATGCCGCCTTTGCCCTCTTTGCCAACGTATTGCCAGTCAGTCTTCTGGAACGCTTTGTCGAAGGCTTCAGGCTTGATGTTGACCAGCTGGTTGCCTTGACGTTGCTCAATCGGATGCATTGTCACTGGGAGCTCTTTGCTTCCCAGGTGGATCTTCATCTCGGCAATCGTCGGCTTTTTCATCATTGGATTATCCTATGCAGGGGCAATCATCGCAACGTGCGTCACCTTGACACAAGCCCAGACTCTCGCAGCTCCTCTTGTGCTTTACGCCATCGGATCCACTCTCGCAGCCTCTGCACTGCCTGCTGCTCTCCGATTTCGTTTCCAACTGTTGCTGACAGCTCAAACCTTTGGTCGGACAAAGTGATTCGAGTTCCGTCAATGTGGAGCACCTTCCTATAGGTATCGTTCGGTATATCTCTGCCATCCATTTGTATCCTCTAAGGGTTTCTACTTACTAGTGCCACTAGTATTCCCTACTGAGCGTAGGGATTTCCTCGGGCCTTCCTGCTATAGATCTCTGCGTCATCAATGTCCTCTTGCTCGAGCTCTGGCCGTGGTGGTGCGTCGATGCTGATCCACCCTGCGTCACGCAGATACCGCAAGCCCTGGCTGATGCAGTCCACGAACTCATCGTGGGCCGTCTCGGGAAATGCACAGATCTGGCTGACCATGCCCTCGGCCCAGTCACGCACGAAGCCTTGGCGCTTACCGCTTTCAGGGATCCACACACGGCCAGCCTTGATGATGTTCGACACAATCGACAGCCGCTGCATCTTATCGGCCTTGCCAGGGTTGTACGCATGGACGGGCAGGTGAGCCCTCTGCATGTCCTGGATCAAGCTGATGCCTGCACTCTTGTCTTCCACTAGTATCAGATCCACCAGCTTCTTGTCTCGGCCTTCACCGTAGACCACCTCAAACTCCTCGATCACCTTAGGGCGCAGGTCGGGGTACTGGAGGTGCTCTTGCCAACAGTCCAGGATCAACACGCTCATGCCGCCGTCCAGTGGCTTGAACACGGCCATCGTGATGCTGCCTGTCGGGTCGTTGAACGTCTTGTCGCTGGTAGCGCAGTCATAGGACTGAATGATGAACTCCAGCTTGGGGAACGCCTTGCCGTTGGGCCAGAGTCGGAACCAGTCGCGCTTGACGATGCCCGACTCTTCCATGTCGATCAGCTCGGCGTGGATCTCCTGCCTGCCCAGGCGTGTGCCCTCATACTGCAAGATCTGCTTCTGGAACGATGGCGCCAGGTTGTTGATGTTGGAGTACGTCGATGCTCTGGTCACCACCACGTCGTCACCCTCGCGGCCAACCAGGTCAAGGATCAAGTCCTTGGGCTTCGGTGTGGTGGAGCAGATCAGCTTGGTGTGCTTACCCAAGCGAATACCGAACTGGATCATGTCCCAGCTGTCCTGGAGGTATTCCCATGCGGCCAACTCGTCCAGCCAGCCACCGTGGAATTGTGGGCCACGGAACCGCTCGGGCTCCGATGCTGGGATGCCCTTGATGAATGAGCCATTGATCAGCTTCAACTCATGCAGGGCTTTGTTGTAGTCGGCAATCAGCTCCTTGGGGATGATGGACAGCAGCCCTGAGTCACCCTCGAAGCAGGTGCCCTTCACGTCGCCACTAGTAGGGGCCGACACGAGCCACCGTGTGCCTGGCTGGGCCCATGCCCATTGTGCGAGCGTCTCAGCAGCTGCACGGGTCTTACCCGCTCCACGGCCTGCCAGCATCAGCCAGATGGCCCACCAATCGCCTGCTGGCTCGATCTGGTGCTTGTGGGCCTGCTTGATCCACTTCATCTGCCAATTGACCGCAATCTGGTCAATCGGGGACAGCTTCATGAACTCCTCGTATAGGGAGCTCTCATCTTCTAGGATGGCGTCAACGACGCTCATTCAGCCTGCCTTTGCATCTTGAGCGCCTTCAGCAGCTCACCGAACACGTTCACGTTGTTCTCTACCACCACTGGGTTGTCATCGTCACCAGCATGGACAACACGGTCGCCGTACTTGCGTGGCCGCTGCTTGGCTGCGTTCCACTTACGGGCGTCAATACGCTGGCGCTGCCACTGGATGAATGCCGAGTCCAACTTCAAATCCACCACGTTGCCTTCCTTGTCCTTGATCTCGAGCAGCTCGGGCTTCTCGTCAGCAATCGACACGATTTCGTCAGCGTGAGTCTCAGCTTGCTCCTCCCGCGCACGCGTGTAGAGCTCAAGGAACTCTGGGTGCTCCCGTAACCATGTGTAAATCGTAGCGTGACTGGGCATATCATCGCCCCTGCAAATTTGAGCCAGGCTCTCCCCTAGTGCAAGCCTCTCACACAGTGCTTGTGCTTTCTCTAGTGAGTATCCTGAAGGTCGTCCATTTGGCTTGAAGTCTGCTGGATCTTTTCGCTTTGTCATCTGTGATTCCTTTGTCGCGCAATACTTTCAGCGCATAGGCTAAAGTGTAACTCTAACTTGTTTTTTCTGTAAGACAAAAAAAAGGGAGCTGATTAGGCTCCCTGAACGCTCTTTGCAACTGCGAGACGTCATCTTATCACTCTTCTTGGTCGCTGCGTAGTATGCGGTGCTCTGCCCACCGTTTGTAGGCTTTGAGCTCTTTGTTCTCGGCCTTCAGGCGCTCGATCTCGCCCTTGTGGTGGTTGATGGTGGCGTGAGCTCTCTCGATCCAGTCTTTGACCTCTGGAGCCATTGAGTAGGTGGGCTCCATGTCCACCTGGGTGGCTTTCTTTGTCGGGACTTTCTTCGCGGTTGCCATTCGTTTCTCCTTAGTAATACATGTCAATACGGGATTGTTCAACCTGATCGGCCAAGGTGCTATAGAGCTCGTCTTCGATCCTAGCGAAGTCTTTGTCGTCCAGGATCTCGTTGATGTTCACGCCCTTGTATGTGACGTTGAGGATCTCTACGCCGTCTTCACTTGAGTCGTATTCAACTTCCACTTGGCCGTCTTTGTATGCGATTGTAGTTTCGTACATGATGTGCTCCTTGTTTCAAAATGGAAATTGACCGTATTTGCGCTCTGCATGAGCACGAACAGCACGGTAAAACACATCTACTGGAGTGTTGTTGTCAAAGTTTTTTCCAGATGCCCAATCGGAACCAAGAATGTCACTCATGTATCTGTTTGAACAAGCAATTACATTGTCGTCATCATCGCGTGTGAATCGACCTTGAATTGCTTCTGCGGCTTGATATGCATTCATTTTTAACTCCTGTTTAAACCTGCGTCGTTGCAGTGATTAGAATTCTAACAAGAAATTAGAGTCTGTCAAGAGGTCAAACAAAAATATTTTTCTAGGTGCTTTCCCTAATTCAACGGCCTGCATGTAAAAAGTTCATCTGGCAGTCCAGACGCACCGCTTTCCTCGAGCCTCTCATGCATCTCAAAAGTGGCTTGGGCTGTCTCAAAACGGTTCTTAATGTCGCTGATTAACATGTTTATCAGGGAATCGAAATCGAACTTGGCGTCGTCATCCATTTTGTTGATTCTGACTGTAAGGATTGCTAGGGTCATAAGCTCAATCGCCATGTTGCTAACAACGATCATGAAAACCTCTGGGCCATCTTTTTCCATGATCTTCGCCATGATGTTCTGAATGTTCGGGTTGAGCTGTGTCCAGATTTTATTTGCTCGTTTTTCCTCTGGGGTCATGTGTTCCACCTTATACCATCCAAAAGAATTTAACGATCTTCACCAGAATGAACAGGCAAAAGAAAAAACTAAGTATGTCAAAGAATTCCCTCATGTGTTCTTCTCCTTTTCAACTGGCCCATTAAACAGCGCCATGCCCAGCGTTCCAAGCATGACCGCCTTCAACTCTTCGCGCTCCTCTTCTGGATA